GTTTGCCCAGGGACTTTTTCACAAATGCCGAATTTTGACATTCACTGTCGCTATGCTCTCATCACATACTCTCAGTGCGGAGATCTCTCCCCTACAGTCGTTGGAGAATTCTTTGAGGGCCGTGGATACAAGTCGATCATTGGACGAGAGAATCACGCGGACGGAGGCGTTCATCTACATTGCTTTGTCGACTTTGGAAGGAAGAGAAGGTTCCGGAGAGCTCGTTGCTTCGATATCGAAGGCCGTCATCCCAATATTGAGCCTTCTCGTGGAACACCAGAAAAGGGTTGGGACTATGCATGCAAGGACGGTGATGTCTGCTTTCAGTCCCTTGACCGTCCGGGGGAGAGCGGAGGAAGCAATGGCGGAACTCGTGATAAGTGGGCTGCGATCACGGGTGCGAGCGATCGAGAGTCGTTTTGGGATTTGGTCCATGAATTGGATCCAAAGAGCGCGGCTTGTTCTTTCACCCAACTTCAAAAGTACTGTGACTGGAAGTTCGCTCCTGTGCCTCCCGTCTATGCCACACCAGACGGAATCACTTTCGTCGGAGGAGATGTTGATGGAAGAGATGAATGGCTATTACAGTCTGGTATCGGAAGTGGAGAGGCACTCATAGGTTAGTTATTCCCATGGGCGGGGCGGAGGAAACTGTATAGTGGTTGCCGCATGTGCGCCTCGGGGGGACCCCCAGCCCCCCCCCTCCCTCGTTGCACAAGCTCACGTGTTTAGGCAGATGTATGTCAATCTGTGTATACGGGGAATCGAGAACCGGAAAGACCCTGTGGGCTCGATCCCTGGGACCTCACATTTACTGTGTGGGACTTGTCAGTGGGGATGAGTGCCTGAAGGCACCATCCGCGGAATATGCTGTATTCGACGACATCAGGGGCGGAATTAAGTTTTTTCCTTCGTTCAAGGAGTGGTTGGGGTGCCAAGCTTGGGTCTCCGTAAAATGTCTTTACAGGGAACCTAAATTGGTTAAGTGGGGTAAGCCATCAATTTGGTTGAGCAACACAGACCCGAGGGATTACATGGAGAACAGTGATATTGATTGGATGAACAAAAATTGTATTTTCGTGGACGTTAACGCCCCTATTTTTCATGCCAATAGAGAGTAGTAGTAGGAAGAAAATCAAGAACATCCTCTGAAGAAGCTGAATTGCCAACAATTAAATCCATGATGTAAACATCACCCACACCCTGGCTTCGCAGTGGTTGAGAAAGGAGATGAGGTCATCTGTCCACCAATTTCCTGATCGTTATAGTGGAGATTGCGATTGACTCCATGCCATCGCTTGTAAGTCTGTACAACTCCGGTGTCGTTGCCTGATCGGATGTTTGTGACTTTGTCGTGCATGACCGAGATACGTGCCGTGTCGATAGGAGCAGTGATTGGATCAATCCAGTCGCGAGGTGTCGCACTGACATTATTGATGCCGAAGCCGCGAAACATGAACGCGTACACGTCAGCGACTAGTGGGAAAGGAAGAGCTGTGTTGACACGTTGATATTCAACCGTGCCGGTGCCATCGTCGATCTGAGAGAAAACGCGGAGTATGTCCGAAGTATCCGTGAAACCAGGAGGTAGACCTTTGAGTGTGAAGACGACGCGTCGCCAACGCCATGCATTACTAGTGTCCGTCCGGATGGTGATTGTCTCTTTGACTCCACGAATGAAGGGAGCTTGGCTGAGACGTTGGGTGTTGATGGGCATCGTGAATGCCGCGGTGGGAGTATCGGACAGGGATCTTGCCGTCGCGCACCACAAGACCAATGCCGGAACATCCGAGGTCACCGAGAGGGCACCAACGTTCGTAGGTAGTGGAGGAAACGTGTTTCCCGGAACCATCGTGTCCCGCTTTTTCGTGCTTGTCATGTTCAGGACCCTCTTTCGGCTCACCGAGCGTGGCGTCCTCCTTGTTGAGCGTCGGGGGCGGGATATTCTCTTTGTTCGAGTCGTCCTCCCATATCGTGGTGACCTTCGCGTACTTCGACGCGGGCGAGACCGCTTTCGGCCGTAAGCCATAATTTAATTTCGGGAAAAGAGCTTGGCGGGAAAGCGGGGTAAAGGGGGTTTGATCTTGGCGTCTGCCTGGAGTGAAGTCGTCGTTTAACCCGTTTAGGAAGGGGGCGTCTCCGAGTGGCATGATGTTCGAGGTGAGGGGCAACAGGGGAGAGGAGAGAGTATTTATAGGGACGAGGTGTCCCTCTGTCCCTGGGCTATAATATTA